ATGGTCCATAACCTCGGCGGAAAGGTTGCCCGTGTTCGTCGCGGCGCCGATCCGGACTGGTATGGACAGGCGCAACTGTTCAACAACCCGGCTCTACGCTCGATCGATGTGATTCCGGCTCCACTGCGTGCGATTCATGAATCCGAATGGGCTTGGATCGGCTATCCTATGGATCAGACCATCGAGAACGACGCCCTCCTCGACACCCTCTTTGCTCAAGCGGATAATCTTGCACTATGATCGACGAACCCGAACACGAAATCGATGTGAAAATGTTCATCGAGCGGCTGGACAGAAGCGCGTCCGTGCTTAAGGAACAGGTTGCCTCGGTGATCGACTATCACATGATGGCCATTGCGGACGAACAGGGCCTGACCAGCATCCTTCAGCACATCGGAACGATCGTTCAGGCGAGCACCGGGGACCCGCGACCGCTCAAGGTGACCGTGGAATTCATATGAACGTGGGCGAACAGCCGATCTGCCTCTCCGGAGGCGCTGACGGATCAGATTTGTTGTGGGGAATGTGTGCGGGCACGGCCGGGCATCAGGTTATCCATTTCGGATTTCCCGGACACGGTTCGAAGGCTCCGAAGGTGGAGCAGGTCATTCTCACGCATGCCCAACTGTCCGAGGCCGATCCGTTCCTGATTCGCGCAAACATCACGCTAGAGCGGACGTTTCCCGGCCAGGGGGAGTACTCCAATAATCTGCTGCGGCGGAATTACTTCCAGCAGCGAGACACCCAGAGCATGTACGGGGTCGTACTGAAGCTCGACAGTAAGGGGCGTCTGGACGGCGGTACTGCCTGGGCGTTCCAGATGTTCATCGACCGCCACGAGGGAGCCGCGTGTGCGGCCTTCGTGTTCGACCAGACCCAGGACACGTGGCTGACCTGGGATGGCACTCAGTGGGTCAGGATTGAGACGAGCGACGTACCCAAGCCCACAGGCGTATGGACGGGCATCGGGTGCCGCGCCCGCAATCTTGGAGTCAATGGGAAGAACGCCATTCGAGGGCTTCTCGACTACCCACTGCTGCCGGTCTACGAATCCCCGCAGTTGGGTCTTCCCCTGTAGATCAGGGGTGACCGTGTAGGGCGAGGAGTTCAGCGAGCTTCGCCTTCTCCGCTGCAACCCTGGCGGCCTGAGCGGCGGCGGCACGCTGATCCTCGACCTTCTTCTTTGCCTCGGCACGCTTCTGCGCCGCGTCGTCTGCCTCGGCTTGTGCAGGGGTGACCGACCCCGAAGGGCCGGTCCGTTTCGGATCAAGCGGCGAGGGCCGTCGCTGTGGTGATCTCCTTCAGTCGCGCCTTGGCGAGCTTCAGGGTTTCGAGTTCTTCCGTGGCCTCGCTCTGAAGATAGCGAAGGTTGTTCTGGTGCATTCCCGCGAGGGACGAGTTGGAACGCATGGCGTTCTTCACGTCCAGCTTGAGAGCACGAATCTTGGTGGTAAGTTCTTTGTAGTAGGTCTTCCACTGACCACGGAACGCAACGTAGGTGTCACGGTCGAGATTCGGCAGGTCGAGGGTGATGATGTTCTTGGACATAACTTGGGTATCCTTCTGAATGATGCTGTTACTGGAGGAGAGAAAAGCGCTTCGTGATGTGGCGAATCTCATCGCGCCGCGCCGGACCGATGCCGAGCGCAGTAATGATGGGAGAGCCGTCGAAGTGCGGGGGCAGGACGTGATGCTGATCGATGATCAGCGAGCACGGGAGACCAGCAGCCATTGCGTCCTCATAGGCACGCATGAGCTTGTATTCGCTGGTCGCGCGCAGACAGACCTTCGTCCCTAAGCCATCAGCCTGATAGGCGGCGGCCTCTTCGGGGCGGTCCACGAGCGCTTTGAGGTAGGTGTTGAGGTAGGCATGTCCGCTCTGGGCAGAGAGCTTGCCGGGGGACATGAAAAGATCGCCGCGCACAATCGCGTACAGGCGATACGGATCGGGATCATCGACCGATCGAGCGTCATTCAGAAGTTCGGCGACAGACAGCTACAGAGACATTTTGCGGTTCCTTCGGTTGGGTCGGTTTCGTCCGACCAATTCAACATAGGGAGGATTCGGAAGCGACGCAATATCCGCGTCGCACATTTCCACACGCCTCCAAAAGATAGTTAACAGAGTGTTAAACTACATTATATCAGAAGTTAATTCTCAACATAAATTGGCGATCACGAAAAACCAGCAAGTATAATATCTGTACTTAATGTTTTTCAATAAATTACAGGGTCAGGGAACACCCCTTGGGACGGTCAGAGCTAAATATTGCAAAGACCCTCTACCAAGGAGTATTTCAAAATGGCAACACTCGTCAGCCCTGGCGTGTCAGTTTCTATTACCGATGAAAGTTTTTACGGCACCGCTGGTGCAGGTACGATTCCTCTCATCGTTATGGCAACTGCCTCGAACAAGGCTTCGCCTTCAGGTTCGGGGTACGCTCCGTTCACTACGCCTGCTCAGGCAGGAAAGCTCTTTCTGGCTACCAGCCAGCTTGAATTGATCCAGAACTTCGGCACTCCGAAGTTCCACTCCATTCAGGGCACGCAAATTCATGGTCACGAACTGAACGAGTACGGTCTCCACGCCGCGTTCCAGTACCTGTCCGTCTCGAACCGCGCCTACGTGATCCGTGCCGACATCGATCTTGCACAGCTTGAGTCCTCGACGACTGCTCCCAAGGGTGAGCCGATCTCCGGGCAGTACTGGCTCGATTTGGCCAATACCACATGGGGTGTTTTCCAGTCGAACGGCAATGACATTGCTGGTTTGGCATGGGCGTCTCAGCCGGTCATTATTGCCGTCGATGGCGACACCACCCCGGACGCGAACGGACGTGAAGTCCCCAAGACGACCGTTGGTGAGAACGGTGACTTCGCCGTCGTTGTTGTCTCGGGCGACAACCGTATGTTCGAGAAGATTTCTGGCCGCTGGGTCGAGATCGGCACCTCGGAATGGCGTCGTGCGCGCCCGACCACCGTTGCTGGTTCGCCTGCCCCGGACGCGGTCAGCGCAAACTCCTCGTTTAGCATCAATGGCGCGGTCATCACGATCGGTGCTGATGGTACGGTTCCTGGCATTCAGGCGCTGATCAATGCTGCCACGATCCCGAACATCCAGGCTTCGGTCGAAAACTTCTCGCTTGTCATTCGCAACACCGCTGGTGGTTTTATCACACTCGGCGAGATCGTCGGTGAGCCCCTGAAGGCTCTCGGAATCACCTCGGGTGAGTACAAGGGTCCGCGCGTCACACGTACCGCTGACGCTCAGTATCCCGCTGGTTCGAACGATGGCGACGTATGGGTCAAGGGCACTAAGCCGAATAATGGTGCGAACTGGACGGTCAAGATTTACGACGCCGGTACGCAGTCCTACTCACTTCTTACGGCTTCTTTCTACGCATTCGACGCGCTCAAGGGTGATGAGGATGTAACCAAGGACGCCGCCGCTCGCGCCATCATGGGACCGAAGCCGTCTGTCGGCGTCGTCTACGTGGGATACGATGCAAACACGGGCGTCCAGATGCTCCGTCGTTGGAACGGTGCGTACTTCGAGCCGCTTGCTTACGTTGCTTCGTACGAGGCTCCCTCGGAGGCTCCTGAAGCGGGTACACGCTGGTTCAATTCTGACCTTCGCGTTGACGTCATGGTCGGTAACGGCTCGTCCTGGGAAGGTTACGGCAATCGTTTCCCCGATGCCGATCCGAAGGGCGTCATCCTGTCCGGCTCCATCCCGGTGGTTCAGACCGGCGGAAAGCCGCTTGTGCAGGGCGATCTCTGGATCGACACCACGGACAAGGAGAATTACCCGGCTCTCTACCGTTTCGACGAATCCGTTCGTCGCTGGAAGCGCGTCGTTACCTCCGATCAGACCACCCCGTTCGGTATCGTCTTCCGCGACGCCCGTCAGAACTCCGGTCCGTCCTACGGTGTCCAGGGTGGCTACGCTCTGAAGTCCGAGAAGATCGTTGACATGCTGAAGTCGAACTACGTCGATCCGGATGCCCCGGATGCTCGTGCGTATCCAGCCGGTATGATGCTGTTCAATACCCGTTATTCGAACAACAACGTCAAGATGTGGCAGCCGAATTTCTTCGAGGCAGGTCAGTTCGACCCGGAGACAGACTTCCGCTATAACTCTTACAACGTTGGATCGACTGTATTCCCGGCTCTCCAGGCCGACGATATCGGTCGCTGGGTTACAGACTCCGGTCTGAAGCTCGATGGCACCCCGTACATGGGCCGCAAGGCTCAGCGTGCAGTCGTCGTCAAGGCAATGCAGGCAGCGGTCAATGCGAATCAGGACCTTCGTTCAGAACTGATCTACTTCAACCTGATGGCCGCTCCTGGCTATCCGGAACTCATGGACGAGATGCAGAATCTCAACCTTGAGCAGAAGGAAGTCTCGTTCATCGTCGGTGACACCCCGATCCGTCTGCTTCCGCAGGCTGCAACGCTCCAGTCCTGGGCTCGTAACACCTCGGGCTCCCCGAACGGCGAAGACGGCATGGTCGTCGGCAACGTCTACACGGGCGTCTACTACCCGTGGGGTCTCGGCAATAACATCGACGGTTCGGAAATCATGATTCCGCCGTCCACCATCGCTCTCTGCACGCTGGCCTACAACGATCAGGTCGCCTACCCGTGGTTCGCCCCGGCTGGTTACTCGCGCGGTCTGGTGACGGCAGCTTCCACGGTCGGTTACCTGACCACGGAAGGTGAGTTCAAGGCGGTTCTTCTCAATCAGGGCCAGCGTGACACGCTGTACCAGAACAAGATCAACCCGATCGCCTTCATCCCCGGACGCGGCCTCGTCGTGTACGGTCAGAAGACTCTCTCGTCCCTCGATTCGGCCCTCGACAGAATCAACGTTGCACGTCTGGCTAACTACCTGAAGTTCAACCTCGATAACCTGATGAAGCCGTTCCTGTTCGAGCAGAACGATCAGCAGACCCGTGATTCCGCTAAGCTCACCGTCCAGCGCTTCCTTGCTGGTCTCGTTACCCTCCGCGCGCTCGAAGACTTCGCGGTCCTGTGTGACGAAACCAACAACACGCCTGAGCGTCGTGATCGCAACGAACTCTGGGTCGATATCCTGATCAAGCCGATCAAGGCCATCGAATTCATCTACGTTCCGGTCCGTATCCGCAACTCGGGCGACTCGCTCAAGTTCGTATAAGAGATCAAATTCCGAAAGAGGGAGGCTTCGGCCTCCCTTTTTTTATGCCGCCTCGGAAGCTTCTCGCTCGGCCCGGCGCTTTTCCATGAACGCGGTATCCGCCTTGGCCGCCTGTCGGAAGCACCAGTAGACGAACGGGAGATCGCCCACCTTCTTGTGATAGATGCGGGCGCGCTTCTCGACACTTGCCTTAACCGAAACCTGAAACATCATCGAGGCGAATTGCAGACTCTCCTCCAGCAGGGAGACGGCCTGCCGGAACTCGAACACGTCTGGAACGACATGCCGGAATCCCCCTTGATGTCCTCAATGTACCTCGAATCGATTATATGTCAAACGTAGTCCACCCTCTGGCGCTGGGTGTCGATATTCGTTAGACCAATCTCGCGGGTTTAAGCCGCTCGGAGAAGATAACGTGAAGAATATTGGTAAGTTGGCTATCATTGCCGTGCTCTCGGCTGGGCTCGTTGCCTGCGGCAGCGGCAACAACATCTCGAACAGCGAGTCGGCAATCGCCAACTCAGGCGGCAAGGACTTTGCCACCAACCTGGGTGGGAAGTTCCTCTCCTGCTCGGGCGAGGACAGTGACAAGGACGGGTACGTGTCCTGCACGGTGCAGCCCGCCGCGTCGGGCGGTGTGACCCCGCCGCCGATGGAAATCCTCTGCGGCTACAAGACCGCCGGATGCAAACTCGCCAAGAAAGCGTAATTATCGGGGCGGCCTACGGGCCGCCCCGACCCTATGGTCTGCACGCATCAAATGACGACTATGCTTCATTAATTCCCGAACGATCACGGAGCGACGGTCATTCCTCCGCTCAAGGAAGTCGCACCAGTCCGCAAGCGTACGATTCCTTTTATCGAGGTTGCATGTCCGACAAACAATCAAGAAGCCCTGACCCGGCATAAAGCTTTTTGGAATGACGTGGTCTCTCGTCGGAAACAGAGGCGTATTCTGCGCTCCCTTGGTCGTTGGGACACGCATTACCTCTCCACAATATGGACAAGGCCGACCGTGGTGACAAAGAAGGGCAATAGAAAATCGCATCCTTCCAGTCTATTCATGACACTCTCAAAGTCAACGCTGAATCTGAACTCGGAGGTGGGCGAGCGGCTGAGACGAATTGATAGATTCCGCGCCCAGGCAGACCGTCTGCGGAGCGTTCGGATGGTACCGCTGTAGGCGCTGCTGGATCAGAATGCGGTACTCCTGTTTGGTTGCTGCCTGCACTCGAACGCAATTACCAAGAAGGCGCCGATCAAGAACGCAGGACACGGTCTCCACCCACAGCGTGTGCGGCTGAGCGGGATTCGACATTCCCCGCTGCTTCACCTCGACCGCCGAGAACTCCGGCTGGTCCATGACGAGGAACAGCTTCCCCGTGGGAACCTGAAGCTCACTCCCGTTTCCAGAATCTTTTACGAAGATGGTGTCCCCGGTGTACTCATACACCACGCCGGACAGGTCTGGGGTGAGCCCATCGACAACGTTCGCCGCAACCGCCTCAGATACGGTCGCGGTAACCTTGGCCGAACGTTGCTGCGCGGCAAGGAGCTTCAACGCGCTACGAATCCACGGCAGGTACGGGAGGTAGTCGATATCAGAGTCCTCAAGGATTCCAACCTTCTCGCATAGATTGGCCAGGGCAGGCTGACGGCTCGCCTCATAACGGAGCAAGCTTAGCGGATCACGCCCACGGATGTGTACTGAATCTGTCATAAAAACTATTTACAATTGATATAAAAAAAGGCCACCCCAAAGGGGCGGCCCGAGTCTTTGGGAGAAGAAGTCCGATGAAGATCGGATGACGACGTGTACGAAGAACCCCAGAGGGTGTCAACCTGAAAATGGTTTAACGAATCTTAGATCGGGCGAATCACAATAAGAAATCCCTGCGCATCGATCAGCAGGGTATCGCCTCGCATCACGGTGATTTTCTTGTCACCCTCTTGAATCAGAAGGCGAAAATCATCAGGCACAAAATTGGGGTTTTTCTTGACCAGCCACTGCGGCCAACGTTTAGGATTTCCGCTTCCTTCCCAAATATAACTATTACTATCAGGCATAAAATATCCAACTATCTAAATGGTGGTTCGTGAAGTTGATCGGAATTCAAGATCAAGCAAGGGATACCATCCCTCACAGGGTAGGCTCCCCTCCGCGAACCGTCCTACTAAATCACACGCGCGTGTTAGTTCACGCTCTCTTATTCGTCTCCCATGCCAATGGGCGTATACTTTTTCGCGCTTGGCAAAGCGCACCCTAATCACCACGAATAAGCTTATAGGTTCAGGACACTGAAGCCCCTGGTGAGCCGGACATCTCCGACCTGTTCAACATAATTGGGTGATTCAGCTAGCGCAATATTTAAAACCAAGCTACTTTAAAGAATAACGCATCATCTGCATCACCGAAGTGCACTTTGGCGTCGATCGAGGAAAGGTGAACGCGATATTTGGGAATCCACTTATGTTCCTGAATCACCTCTAGCCGGGGAACGTAGGTGAGGTTGCTGGCAATCCAAGCCGCGACATCCTCCCGGAACACCCATTCATCATCGAACAACCTTGCGAGCGCGGGTGTAATATCAAGTGTAGTGGGTTCATTCATAAACGTATTTAGTCGATCAAATAATCCTTTAGCTTCAAAGTAAACACAGCACTTATTGCAATCGAATAAATACTTCGTAGCTCATTATACGGAGTATTTTTAAATATGACCACGCTCCAGAATTTCGGCGTCCCGCTTGGCGGTGGCTCCGGCCGTGGCGGCATTCTCATGCCGAAGCCGAAGCACCGCTTCCGCGTCCGCGTCATCAACTTCGGACCCATCGCTGGTGGTCTCGAACTGACTCAGCAGGTTGTTAGCGTTTCGCGCCCGACAGTCCAGCAGAGCCCGGTTGAAGTCCATTCGTACAACTCGGTTGCCTACTACGCTGGCAAGCATGCCTGGAACTCGATCGACCTCACGGTTCGTGACGACGTTACCAACGCGGTTTCCAAGCTTGTTGGTCACCAAGAACAGAAGCAGATGAACCACTTCGAGCAGACCTCTGCTCTGGCGGGCTCTAACTACAAGTTCGAAGCTTACATCGAGACGCTTGACGGCGGTAACGACGGAATGCTTGAGCAGTGGTACCTTGAGGGCTGCTTCCTTGAGCAGATCAACTACGGCGAATTCGACTATTCCACTGCTGACGCGATGACGATCCAGATGACGGTTCGTTACGATAACGCCACGCAGTCTGGTGGTCTGATGCCGGAGAACCCGGAACTCAAGACCGGACCGATGATCTAATCACATGTCCAGTGGCATCACATTTGATTCTGGCGACGAGATTCTTCGGTCGCCGCGTCAGGCGTCGAGCATCTTCGGCCTGGGGGGCGCTCGCCCTCCCCGGCAGAAGAATCTGTTCGTCGTCAACTTTCGTAAGAATGGCGACGCGACGACTACTTCTGGATCGAACTCAGCATCAAGTCTTGGCACTGGAACATGGAACAAAGATTTGGGCTTCTTGGTCAAATCGGTTGATCGACCATCGGTCGAGCCGAAGACCGAGGAGCTTAATCAGTACAACAAGAAAAGAATCATTCATACTGGCTATAAAATTGGCCAGACACGTCTGACTCTTTACGATACCGCCGACTCTATGGCTATGAGAATGTGGGCAGAATATTCGAAGTATTACTTCGGAGATTTCCGTCATCAAAGCACTACGTCTGGTACCTCGAATACTGACTTTCAGTTCGACACGGTTCTTCCTGAGTTCAAGGACACCAATAAGGCTGGATTCGGATTTTCACCACAGTCCTCCACCAGCACGGCTGCGACAACCACTTCAGATTACACAGTCCCGTATTTCTTTGACTCGATTTCCGTCTATCAGGTTTTCGGAAAGAAATACGTACGGTTCGATCTCGTCAATCCAAAGATTACGTCATTCGATCCGGACGAACTCGACTACAGCAACTCAGAAGTGGCGTCATTCTCCATGCAGATCGCATGTGAGGCCGTTATCTACCAGAACGATTTTCAGCCACAGGATATCAGCAGCGACTCCTTCCTCAAGGAAGCGTTCGGCGACATCTCACGCTTCAACGGCGACGTTCACAACTATCCGGGAAACGATTCGACTTCGGCGATCTCCTATCCAAGCTCGACCCTGGCCGCGACGGTTTCTCAGCCGGTCTATCAGAATCCAGTGGTCAATGCACCCGTGGAGCTTCAAAGCTACTCATCCTCGATCTCCAGTGGGTCGTTAAACGCGTATGGGCAGTACAATTTTGGATCGACCTCATCCGGTGGAACTGCCGTACGATCACTTTCCACGGATATAGCACTCTCGGCGACCAACAATCCCGCTCTGGCGTCCGTCCTCGGACTGGCAGATCGAACCTCCTATGCGGATTCCAGCGTACGTAGCCTTATTTCCCCGTACGCGGCGCCGACGTACATTTCGCAGTCAACCTACGACGACGCATCCGCTGCCGTTGCTGCCCTCAGTGGGCTCGATCAGAACGGTGGCGCCGGTTCGCGTGACCTCATGAACGCCCTCACGTATGGCGCGATCTCGGCCGCCCTGGCGACCGGTCTGACCTCGCGCGACCATCTCTACAACCGGAAGCCTCCCATCGAGGTGGAGCCGCCGAATTCGTGGTCCTCAACCACCTCTCCCGGCATGGCCCTGACGAATGAGGCTTACGGAATCATGAACGCTCAGCGGCCCGCATCATCCCAGATTGGATTCAACATGCAGAGCGCGGCTCCATATAGCCCGCCGCAACGGGCGGTCTCTGTGGGCGTTGGCGGCACAAATAGCGGTATTTCGGTGATCGAAGGAGGCTCTTCCATTCCAGGCTTCGTGAAGCCGTCGCCTTTCATTGGGCCTCTCGGCTGATGGGAAATTTCAAAACCGCCAAAGACTTCTTCATCCCGAAGAATCCGAGCAAATACATCGGCAAGCACCCGATCATGTATCGCTCTGGTTGGGAACTCACCATGATGATGTGGCTGGACAAGCACCCGTTCGTGCTCCAGTGGGCATCCGAGTCCACGCAGATTCAGTACAAGAATCCGCTCACCAATCGCTGGTCCATCTACATTCCCGACTTCGTCATCATATACGCGGACGGTTCAGGAAATGGAAACACCCATTGCGAGATGGTCGAAGTTAAGCCGAAGAAGGAATGCCCCGGTCATCAGCCTGTCTCCAAGCGGACCGGTCGGAATCTCAAAGTCTCCCAGGAAACCCGCATGGCACAGGCGGTAAACCAAGCAAAATGGGAAGCTGCTCTCCAGTATTGTCAAAAGATGGGCTGGAAGTTTCGTGTCATCACGGAAGAAAGTTTGTATAACTATAAGTAATGACTATTCATTTGGATAACGCGTTCGGCCTTCCTCACCTTGATGATCTCATGAAGGATGAAGGAGTCGTTCCGACGCAACCTTCGGAGGCCGTGGTCACGGACGCCGATGCGAATCAGATTGTGGCGGGCCTGACCGCTGCGCAGAACAATGCGGTTGCCGTTTCAGGCGTAGATACGGCCGATCACGGTCGGTCCATGGACCTTCTCTACGATGAGACCCTGGACTATGCCCAGAAGGTCATGGACCTCGGATTCAACATCGACCCGGCTCGCGCGCCCCGCATGTTCGAAGTCGCCACTGGTCTGTACAAGGCCGCGATGGATGCGAAGAATTCCAAGATGGACGCCCAGCTTAAGGCGCAGCAGTTGATGCTCAATCGCGCCAAATTCGAGCACGAGAAGAACGGCTCTCAGGGCGAATCTGGCGGCGAGGCGATCGAAACCCGTGGGGTGATGGTCGAGGACCGCAACGAGCTTCTGAAGCGCCTACGCGCCCAGATGAAGGGCGACTGAGATGCGCGCTGAAATGTAAAAAGCCCGACGTGCACGCCGGGCTTCTCTGTCGAACCGTACCAGTACATCCGTGGCCAACGATTCGCTCTGATGGTGACTTAATCCAGCGTTGGGGCGCCTGTCAATATCTATTTATCAAAAATCGCAAAAAAAGGTGCGTTTTAACACCAGCGCATTCGAAACGCGGTTGCGTAGGTCGGGTGGATGATCAGGATGGATGAAAGGCAAGCCGAGCTAGACCGATTGATCGTCAAGTAGCAAAACGGTACATTCTCTTCCGCCCAGGTTCGGGCGGCCTCCCATACGCCTTCTCCATTTCGCCATGTTTCTTCATCGATAATTCTTGGTCTGAACCAGTATTCTCCGTTCCGTGGCGGAGCCATCTCGAATCCCATTAGCACCACCGCATTTTGAACTCGAACCCGAACGTCGAGTCTTCAAAATAGAAAACCCCCATCTTGGAATAGTCCCACGGCTTCGTAACCCCGCTCGGGCCGAACCGCTCCTCGCACCACGCGACGATTTCCTCGACGAACGGCGCGAACTGAGACCGCTGCCCTGGATGGTTCGACATGGTCTCGCTGAAGCTGGCACGAAACAGCCACATGCCCTCACAGGGGGTATTCTGCTCGATCTCGAAAGTGAAAGGCTGATCCATCAGTCCACCTTCCCGGAAATTTTTTGGGCGACCCACATCGCAGGGAAGTCCTTGGAGAGCATCGTAACCTTCTGGTTAACGACAACTGTTCGACCGGTCCGACTGCGGATGGTAAGCGGCGAGAGCGTGAACATATCAAACGCCTCGATGAGATCGCGTGCCGACCAGATCGTATCGTCCGGGACCTTCCATTCCATAGAGGCGGTCCAGCCATGGCAGAGGTCTTTCGAACCCCGATCGTACCATGTATTGTCAATCTCACCATCTGGTCCCACCGGAATCGTCTCGGACCGGAGAATGTTCGAAAAGACCACACTGGACATCGGAGTATTCTGGACCAGCCACGCAGCGATGCCGCTGAATGAGCACTGCCTACGAAGAGAGTCCCCAAGGTCTTCCATGAACGCTCCATAAAATGGTAGAATCAATCCTATGAGTTTGCCACAGAACGATTTTCGGTCTACTAAAATCTGACTCCAACCCTACGGCATAGTTAACGCGTCATGACGAGCACGAACCCCGACCGCGAAGTCACCCCCGACATCGCCATGCCGATCGTCTCCAAGCTGATCGACGAGGCAATCGGAATTCTGCGCCAGAACCCCTCGGCTGATCCGAACGTGCATCAGCAGGTGATCACGCGTGTCCTGGGTCAGTACAACGACACCCAGGGGCATTATCACGCCGAGATCGCTCACCTCGAAGTCGGAGAGACCGATGGCCAGTTCAACCTGGGGGTCGCCCTGAGCCACCGGTACCTGCATTAATCAAAATTATCGACGGCCATCACAAACTTAACTTTCTCGGGCGGGATTTTAATTCCTTCGTGGAACAAGATGATCGCCGAGACTGCTTCTCGTAGAAATCCGTCGCGCTCGTCATCCGTAAATATACCGTCGCCCCGAGGTGAGGCTGCAAACATCTCGATTCCTCTTGAGTCAGGGCAATTTACCCGGAAATGGCCATGTCGGAGACGAAGGTATCCGACCTGCTCCCCGTTCCTGTACGCGTCGTACTGCTCCGGGCAGGCGCCGCAGGTCATGACGAGCTTGATCATCGGCTGAACCCCTCGCAGTAATGGCGCTGTTGCAGGTTGGTGATCGAGGCGCACTCGCCCGGTCGGCCTGTCTGGGCACCACAGATTCTACGCTTCGTCGGGTCCTGAATCGACGCGCAGTAGCCGGGCTTTCCCTCGTCGCGCGCGCGGCAGAGCCAGCGATCGTCCGTGTCCCGAATGAGCGCGCACGACGACGGTTGGGCATGGGCGGCGCTAGCGGCGACGAGCACACCCAGGGCGAGGATCACGCGAATCATTCGCGGAACGCCGTGAGTGACGCGCCGAAAAAGAAGAATCCAGCGCCCCTCAGATTGGGGTCATCGAACGCGTTTCCAGCCCCATAGAAGAGGACCCCCACCCCGAGGATAAACAGAAACGTCTTGATCGACGGATCGAGTAATTTTGTCATTCCGAAGCTCCCCGGCGGGCAAATTCCCGCTCCGCTATGATGGACGAGTAGTGGCGAGTTTCCCCGGTCGGACCGCGCACGATGAACGGCTGAGGGTCCATCGCTGACGTATAAACTAAGGTAACCTCACCCTTCCGGGCGAGGACCCCTCCGTTCTTCTGGTGACACACCCACTGGAGAACCGCGTTGGCCTTGTCAGTGGCTTCCTTTTCCGCCTTCACGGGTTCGGCCCAGCCGCTGCGGGCGGTAAAGTCGCTGACCAACTGGCGGTAATGGGACTGGAAGTATTTGGCGTCAGGATTCACAGCGGGGTCAAGCAACTTCTGGATCGTCCACATTTATTTGAATCCACTGTTCTCGGCCACGTTGAGACTGAGCTTGAGCAGCATCATATCGATCTCGAACGCTTCGCAATCGCCCATGACATATGCGCGCGTAGCGGTACCGGGCTCGTACTTGACCGGGCAGTCACATGACCAGCCCTCGCCTTTGAACCGGACCTTCTGGTTCATCGGTAGCATCGTAAACCGCTTACCGCTCATCTCGATCTGCGCTCCATCACCACCGCCCTCCTTGGCCGCGACAATTGCGGCCTGGAGCGCCTTGAGAGTACGAACATCGGGGCGCTTCAGTTCACGAGGCTGCATAGGTGTAAACTCCTTCTATTACCATCATAATACGCTATTTCGAAAGTACGTCAACCGGTATCCTTAGATGGTATAAATACAGTTAATTCACTTACCGCACGGGGATCAGATGGACATCCGCCACTATATTTCGCAGGTCGAGAAGACTTATAACTACCGCATCAAGACTGTTGTCCCATTGAACGATGATTCGATGGGTCGAATCGAGCGGGTTATTCTAAAGTACCAGCCACAGAATCTTTCCGACCCCCGCCGCACGATGTTCCAGAAGAATCCACTGGATTTCCCGACTGTTCCGGGAGCCGAAGTGTACATCGTGGATGTCGAACTCGGGCTTCCTGCGTCATCGTTCAACCTCGCCCGCGAGATCAAGGACGCTCTCGGTATTCCGGACAAGTTCGTAGTCGTCCGTGGCGAGAACGACCCGACCGAGCTTGAGACCCAGGCGCTGGTGACCAAGGCCGAAATGGACGAAGTTGCCGAGAAGGCAGGAATGGTTCCGGGCGCGCTGCTCGACCACCCGACTTACGACGAGTCCGACATGAAAGACGGCGCCGAGTTCTACGGCGACACCTACAACAAGCGCTTCCTCGGATACCTGTCCAAGGTCGAGGGCGAGCGTAAGGAGAAGACCAAGCGTGATCCGGTCAACGCACCGTTCGGCTGGCTCGAAACGCCGAAGTCCGACGTTCCGCAGGACGATGGTCCGACCATTGGTACCGAGCAGGGCACGCAGAGCGACGTGATCTCCGGAAAGGGCAATATCGACGGCGACAAGCGTTCGTACAGCCGCGTCTACCAGAAGCAGGGCAAGACCTTCGTCAAGACCGACGCAGGCGACCCGATTCGAAAGGGAAAGTAAGTGTCTGACCTGATCTCGCAGCTTCACAAAATGGTTTCAAAGGTTATTTCGGACGAGAATCTGATCGGTGGCGTTCGCCTCAGCCAGAGTGGTTGTGAGAAGGTCGCCAATCGCCTTGGTATCTCGGCGGGCGAAGTGAATTCGCTCCTGCAAAGTCTTGCCGGACGACTACGAGACGATCGCGTAGTCGAAACTGAGATGACCGAAGCCCTAGGATCGAACGAGCGCTTCAGCTTTGAGCGGGACCTCATGAAAAACGTGATGGTGCGCGATAATCGGACGGGTAAATCGGCTTTCCTACGTGGATCAGAGGCGGCGGCGCTTCTGAATAAGCTCTCGGCAGGTGCAGACGAGCAGGCCGTGCTCAGCGCATACGCGCCGCTGATGGAAGGTCGCAAGACAATCGTCGATGAGGACGAGGATTCTTTTCATAACGAAATTCACTCCTCCCATGGTGCGTATAACTTCCCCTGGCGAGTCGGTGATCTGCGTGGCCATGCAACGGCGCGCTTCAAGGGACGCGGACCTCAAATGAGCGTCAGCCTGTTGTCGGTTCGTGACGATGATGGTGAAGAGATTGAAAACGTGAACGAGCAACTGAAGCAGGCCATTCAAGAAAGAGCCGTGGCGTTCATCGGGCAGGAATAACGCTCTTCTTGACAAACGCTCGAATCCGGTCATAGGGTTGGCGCATGTTTTGGGAAAACCCTAAAGAGAAGCTGGCGGCCCTGAAGGATTTGGCTACTGCCAATCCCTCACTGCCGTGGCAACGGATACACGAGGTCATGGAATCCAGATTCCGTGAGCCCTATAAGATTGAGGTGCTTCAACGTATCGCGCACACTTACGGGTATCGGCCCCGAGAAGTGACAAGGCGATATGGGTCGCGAAAGCGACAAGACACTCAATCGGTCAACCAATAGAAAAGGGCGCGGATTACTCCGCGCCCTTCTTCATATCGGGTATTTGGGACGATCAGGTGTTAGAGGACTGCTGCCCCTGACCCGACTGGTTGCCCTGGTTGCCAGCGCCTTGTCCGGACTGGTTGCCCGACTGATTCCCTGATTGGTTGCCCTGCTGTCCGGACTGCTGTCCTTCGGTGCCGGTCTGCGTACCGGTCTGACCCGACTGTCCTGACTTCTGGCCTGACTGATTCCCCGTCTGGCCCTGCTGATTCTGGTTCTTCTGGTCCATATTGCCTGTAGACTGGCTCATGTGAAGGTCTCCTGAATCTAGTCCAACCAAATCGTTGGACACGGCGCTAAGTTAGACAACACAAGAGATGACGCAAGCCCATCTTTACGTTAAAATTTTGGGAACGAATCGTCGAATACCATGATTGCGCCCATACTGGAGATACCCATGACGGCGATGCGAACCCTTGATCTCGCTGATATTACAGCGACGTTCGACCAAATGCTGGATGATCTCGATTGTCTGAATCTGGACGCGCGGTCACGGCGACACCCACACGCGACCGAAACCCCGCGCAGTTCTCGGGCCGAACCCGAGATGGAAATTGGCGTCGGAACCTCGCGCGTCCGCCGCCTTCCCACACAGGAAGCCTCACAGGCCCATTAGGAGCGCCACCAGAGCGTTCCATCGACCATGTCCTTCACACGGATGCCATGGCCAGCCAGAACGTCCCTGAGGGCGTCTGAGCGCGCGTAATCGCCTGTCTTACGGGCCTCTCGGCGCTGATCAAGCAGTTCCTGCTCTTCCTGGCTCGCGGACGGTCGCTTCTGCGCGAAGCCAAGCCGATCGAGCGCGAACATCATCCCCTGGGCAACAGTGGGATTCTTCGTCGTATTGAGTAGGTTGGTGGCCTCGTGAAGCTCGGTGATCGCCTGCGGGGTGTTCAGGTCTTTTGCCAACGCCCCGATGATGGTCTGGGAGACCATGTTGTTGACCGGCTCTAGGGACGTGTACGGAAGCAGCGCGTCACGCCACCGGGCAAGCGCCAGCCGAGCAGATTCCAGCGTCGCGTCGGTGAAGTCGAGCGGTGACCGATAATGGGTCTGGAGCAGGGCCAGACGAATCTCCGGCCCCGTGAAGCCACGCGCGACCACGTCGGGCACGGTGAAAAAGTTACCGGCGGACTTCGCCATCTTCTCCCGGCCGACCAGCACCATCCCGTTGTGGACCCAGAAGTTTGCGAGTTTCCGACCCGGCGTGTGGTGGGAGCACGCGTACTGGCTGATCTCGCAATCGTGGTGGGGAAAACGCAGGTCACCACCACCCGCATGAACGTCGATGGTCTGGTCCGCGAAAATGCTCTCGATCATCGCGGAGCATTCGATATGCCAGCCCGGCCGACCTCGACCGAACGAGGCGTCCCAACCGGGCTGATCCGGCGTTGACGGCTTCCATAGGACAAAGTCGGCCTGATTCCGCTTGTAGCTGGCCTCGCTGATCCGGTGCTGACCCGCTTGGAGATCGGACTGGATATGGCGGGAAAGCGCGCCATGCTCGGGATATGAGGCGACATCGAACAGCACATGGCCTTCCGACTCGTAGGCATGGCCGTTCAAAAGGAGTGCTGCGATCTGCCCGATGATGGGTGCGATATTCCCCGTGGCGCGCGGCTCATGATTGGGGCGTAGGCATCCGAGGGAATCCACCACCTCGTGGTACTGGACGATCACCCGCTCGGTCAGCGCGTGAATGGGCTCGCCGTTCTGGGCGGCCCGGTCCATGATCTTGTCGTCGATGTCGGTGAAGTTTCGCGCGTACTTTACCGTGTCTGCCCCGTAGGCGAGCCGGAGCAGCCGGTAGAGCACATCGAAGACCACCGCCGGGCGAGCGTTCCCCAGGTGGGGAACGTCGTACACGGTCGGCCCGCACGCATACATGGTCACGTAGTTGGGGTCCTGCGGGGTGAACCGCTCCACGCTACGGGACAATGAATTGTACAGGTCGATCATCACGATGCCTTGTCAGTTGTCGAAGAAGAACACCAGCCGTGTCTTCTCGGGATTCTCAATGTTCTTGAGAAGCCATTTATGCTGTTGCGGGAACCGTTGCACGCCAGGATTGGCCAACATCTCGTCAACCATGAGCCAGGAATGGGAATGGCCGTCGTCGCCCATCGTCTCGATCTCCCGCGCCACCTCCGGGCTGGCATCGTCGGGTATCCCGCGCTGCTCGAACGAGTCCGGGTGATCTGAACGGACGCCCTTCGCGGCCCAGCCGAAGAAGCCGTAGTCCCGGACCCGGAACCGCTCCGTGTATTCCGTGCCTGGGAGGTTGAAGTCCCACTGCATCAGCGGATCGTGCCCGTACTTGGCCTCGGCCTCCTCGATCGACATCGCCTCGAAGTATGCGCTGACCTTCTTGTATCGGGCCATGCTGTTGTCCTCGGGCTCGAAGGTGAACGCTAGATCGGCCGCGCCATTGTCGAGCTTCTTCTCGACAATCAACTCGTACCAGTATTCGACGTTCGGAGTTGGCTTCCACGTGGGAACCCATTTGCCATCAATAAGCGTTTCGAAATACGTATGTATGTCACAACCCACTTTTATTCCCTCCCTTTGGAGTGCTCTAAGAAACTGCCGCACGTTTAGTGGCATTAAAGCTCACTTAGAAAAATCTAAGCTTGAATTCAAGCGCCACATTGGGGTCTGAGAACGTATATTCGTAATGCATATACTCTCCCCAATTGTCGAATCGACTTCCTTTTCCATCGCAAGGGAACGAGTAAGCGGAAAAAAGACCTGGAACATCGTCCGAGGCCGCCCATTTGAATGGCTCTGAATCGAAGCAAAAATCGACGGAAATCGGGCGAATGACCCGGACCTCGTGTGCCTGACGCAGAACAATGCGTACGGCCATTGCTACTCGGCGCGCCCGAGTAAGATCATCTGCTCGACCTCGGTGAGCTTACCGAGAACCTTCTTTCGGGCCTCCCCGGTGTTGTACGCCTTGGCGGCCTTCGCCGTGGCGAACGTGAGCATCGGCGTGGCCTTCATCCGGGAGTCGCTGCCGACGTACTTCTCGGCCTCCGACTTGCCGAGGATCACCGTGTTGCAGGTCTCGTTCCGACCGTCCTCGTCGGACACCCAGATCAAATAGACCACACCGACCGGATCGTTGCTTTCCAGCGGCATCCCGCTGCTCATACCGGGGGTGATTCTACGGTCGGACATTTTGGTCTCCCAATTTTGAATGTACGCAGCGTACATTGATTTGAAAGCCTGTCAAGCGATGAACGACCCTTTATCAAGGTATTATTCCTAAATACGTATATAGTTAACGGATTTTGCCTCAATTTATGTCCAAATCTAGCGAGGATGATATCCTCAAGAAGCCTCATAGTAAGTCGAATTATACGGAAGACTCACTTACAGATTTGGTGAGGTGTGCCGACGATCCGCTGTTCTTTATGCGCAACTTCGTCAAGATTCAGCATCCTCTGAAGGGCGCGGTTCCTTTCCATCTGTTTCCGTTTCAGGTCGATCTCGTCAAGGGATTCCACGAGAATCGCTTCGCTATCGCGCTCACCGCCCGCCAGATGGGCAAGACCACGTGTGCTGCCGCCTACCTGCTGTGGAAGGCGATGTTCACCGACGACACCACGATTCTAATCACCGCGAACAAGCTCTCGCAGGCGCTCGAAATCATGGACCGCGTACGCTACGCGTATGAGAACCTTCCCAACCACATCCGCGCGGGCATCACCGAGTACAACAAGGGTACGGTGACGTTCGACAACGGGTCGAAGATCACCTCGCGCGCGACCTCTTCGGACGCCGGTCGTGGTCTCTCGATCACCCTGCTATACTGCGACGAGTTCGCGTTCGTGCCGCCGAACAAGGCGACCGAGTTCTGGACCTCAATCCAGCCGGTGCTCTCGACCGGTGGTTCGTGCATCATCACGAGCACTCCTAAGTCGGACGAAGACCAGTTTGCTCAAATTTGGAAGGGTGCGAACGATCGCACCGACGAATACGGCAATCCCACCGAGGGCACGGTAGGCAAGAACGGATTCCATCCGATCGAAGTGCCGTGGCACAAGCACCCGGAGCGGGACGAGAAGTGGGCCAAGCCATTCCGGGAGTCCCTGGGCGAAGCGCGCTTTCGCCAGGAGTTCGAATGCAACTTCGTGACCGACGATCTCACACTGATCAATCCGCTCACCCTGGTTCGTCTGACCAGCAAGGACCCCGCGTTCTATACGGGCACGGTCCGCTGGTTCAAGGAGCCGGAGCCGAACAAGACCTATCTGATCGGATTGGACCCCTCGATCGGCTCAGGAGGGGACTACGCGGCCATTCAGGTGTTCGAGATGCCCGGCATGGTCCACGTCGCCGAGTGGCAGCACAACATGACTGTGGCCAAGATTCAGGTGAAGGTGCTCATGCAGATTCTTCACTTCATCGACACCACGCTGCGGGATAACGTGGCGCAACGCGGTGAACCGGAAATCTACTGGACTGTGGAGAACAACACGATCGGCGAGCATATTCTCGGCGTTATCGAAGACACCGGGGAGGATCGATTCCCCGGCGTGTTCATCTCGGAAAAGAAGCGTAAGGGCCAGTCGCGCCGCTTCCGCAAGGGTCTGAACACCGACAATACGAAGAAGCGTTCCGCCTGTGCCCGCTACAAGTCGCTTGTCGAATCCGACCGCATGGTGCTGAACTCGCGCAACCTGATCAAGCAGTTGAAGGCGTTCGTCGGCACGGAAGGAGGCATCACGTTCAAGGCCAAGCCGGGCGAGCACGACGACCTCGTGATGGCGTCGCTGCTCTGCGTGCGCATGTTGGACATGGTGGCCCTGTGGGGTCAGGGCGAGCTTGGAAACTTCAACGAGTACATCGCAGAAGAGGAGTTGTTCGAACAAGGTCCGATGCCGGTGATGTTCTAAACCCCTCTTAGATAATCTCGCTGATCTTCAAAAATTCGACGCCTGCCATTTTGGCGTGGAATGCTTGTGCAGTCATCTTGACAAGATACCCCATCGGATCGTCCGACATGAATTCGTCTTTGTCTACGCGAATGATATCGCTGGGGCTAATTTCGTACTTCATAAGCTCGTCCCAGGCGGTCCTATATCCGAAGTCGGTTATGATTTTTTTCTGCTCTTCGTGGTCCCCCGTATGCTTGAAAAACCGAGTTCCAAACTTTCGAGCGTATTCACGGCACGAGAGGAAAACCCATTCCGACAGCACCCCACCATTCGAGGTGATCTTGTCACAAAGGTAATTCCTTCGTTGGGCGACCAACGTCCTTCTATTTTCCTCCTCCATCCTCTTCGATTCCGGTGTGCTTGCATCGGCAGCTTTGATCATTTCTTGGAACGCGGGCGGGGAAATCCCCCGCAGAGGAGCGACTTCCACGAGAAACCGATCACGGAGCGCCGCGCCCTCCTCCAAGGTCACCGGAACAATTTCCCAGCGATTGTTCGCGAAGGTTAGCATACGACGATCCCTCCATTGATCGCGTCGTTCCACGCCTCCAGCGTCACCTTGCGATGGGACTCGTACTCCTGAAGAAACTCGGCCGCGCCGAGCGCGATCATCGCGAGATCGTCCCGGCGGTTGCGCATCTTATCGAAGCGCGCCGCCTGGAGCACCGTGCCGTTCTGCTGGCACAGCGCCGGATACAGCCGCGTCAGACGATCCAGCTTCTCCTGCGAGAGGTTCCGGATGATCGCCATGTCTGCGGTCAGTGCCTCGTCCTCTGCCATGATCTCCGCGAACGTACGCATCAGTAGTCGATCTCCTCGCCCATCCGCCTGACTCGAAAAGCCCGGCATTTCTGCCGGGCCGGTTCGTCTTACTCTTCGTCGCCGAGGAGGGCGCCGACCACCTTGAACGCCTCGGCCACGTCGTCGGTGTCCAGCTTGGGCTTCACCGCGAGGGTGCCGACGATCGGAAGCAGGTCACGGGCCTTCTCGGCAGGGAGCGTGAAGAGAACGTCGAGGGCGTCGTCGGCGGCAACGGTCTTCGACACGCCCTCTTGGAACATGATGAAGTCCTCGGGGATGCCCTTGATCCCCTTGAGCTTCTTCTCGACCAGGGCGAGGAGGTCACCGTTGTCCTTGTACTCGGGATTGATCACGTAGGTCTCGATCGTGGAGACGACCGTCTTGGTGCCGATCCCGGCCTCGGCGTAGAGCTTCTGCTCGTCCTCGGAGAGGGCCGACGCGGAAGAGCGGATGCGAAGCTCGCAGGAGGCGGAGGCACCCTCATCGGTGCCACGGAAGTTCTCGGGGCGCTTCTTGATCGCGCAGCCGGTGGTCACGAACTCGACGGCCATGGCGGACTTCACGTCGCTCTCGACGGTGGCCTTGAGAGCGGCCAGGGACTTCATCACCGCGTCGATCGAGGCCAGGGTGGCGAGACCGTCGATGGCGACCTGAGCCTTGGTGTCCTTCTTGGGGGCCTTCGGAGCGGCGATCTTCTTGGCGGTGCTGAACATTTGGTGTCTCCCGTTCGCTGATGTCCCTAATGTACGCTATTTCGTGAGTATGTCAAATGGGTTTCCGCCCATGTATGCGGGATGGTTAATTATGGACCCACCAATTTTTCCCAGGTACGGTCGAGGCATGCCTGCGATCTCTCATGTCACATATGAAAAACTGCCAGACAATCTTCATCACGTGAGGATCGGGCCGATTGACTGGACAACCGTCAAACAGCTATTGGCCGGTCACAACGAGTGGATTCACGACGACAAGAGTTCGACCGAGGGGTCGTACACGATCATCCAGTCGTCCAATTACGACGGCGTCCGGTATCTGAACTACTACTTCTCGGATCAGGTCACGGCGTTCAATTTCAAGATCAGATGGGGATGAGAGATGCGACCGGACGTATCATGGGTCGTCGATACGCTACTGACCGATCGGAATCGTGGTAACACGGGATTTCCCACCATGGCGGAGGCGGCGGCGAATCTCGGCTATCCCGTGTACCAGACCGTGTACGAGCCGGGATCGAAGGCGCCTGACCCAAACATCCCGTTCGGCCCCGGCTGCGTCATGACGTACGGGACCCATCAGTTTGTCCGGCAGGCCAGCATGGCGAATGCCGGGAAGTGGTCTCCTGGGGCGTTCTCGCGGATCGAGCGGCTATCCTACTCCGCCTATGCCCCGTACATCGGCGACATCCTGCTGAACGACGATTTCATTCTCCTTCCCTACGGGGAGGTGCTTCGTCGTGGCTTCGACGCGTTCGGGGACGCCTACTTCCTGAAGCCCGACGCGGTGACCAAGGCGTTCACCGGATTTGTGATGACGCGGGACAAGTATCAGACCGAGGTGGAGACGCTGAAGAAGTCCGTCTACCCGGAGATGATCTGCGTGGTTGCCAAGCCCCGCTCGATCGAGGCTGAGTTCCGATTCGTCATTGCCGATCGGCAAGTCGTGGCGGGATCGCAGTACCGCTGGGAAGATCGCCTGGACGTTCGCCTGGACGTTCTACCGATCTGCCGTGAACTGGCCCAGGAGGTCGCCCAGAGGGAATGGCAGGCCGATCGCTGCTACACCTGCGATGTTGCGCTGCTGGACGGGCGCAGTAAGGCACGGATCGTCGAACTCAACACGTTCTCGTCGTCCGGGCTGTACGCGTGCGACACCGAGGCGGTGGTCGATGCGGTCAGCCGCGCGGCATGGCGCGAGTACCTGGGCGAGGACGACTAGAACGGCTTGTTGAATCGCGCCTTGAGAACCTTCCGGGCCAGACTCCCGGAAGGCATCTCGAACATCGCCCACCACATGAGGCGCTTGAATCCGATGCGCCGGTCTGCCGCCCGAAGGATATCGCACAGGTCGTGGTCATCGTCTCGGATCGGCTCGAACAGTTCGGCCACCGGGGTATTGATATAGCGCTCGACTACCTCGATAGGGGGCGGATAGTACCAAGAGCCGTAATTCTTTTGAATCGTCGTGCCGCGCGGCGATGGGTTGAGCCCACTGCCGAAAAAGTCCGAGGGGAAGTCCCAGAACGAGACCCCATCGATCCGCAGGATCATGCGAGACCCACCGACGCCTTCGCTCGGATGCATCATCGTTTCGCAAGTCATGCGGGACCGCAAAGATGGTGCCCAAAGGTCCTCCATCCGCGTCTGCACGCCTTTCCAACGAACCGCAGGTCTGTTTCGCATTATCCCCACACTGGCTTAGTAAGTCGTCACAACGTGATCTGCAACCCCGAGATCAACAGCTTCCTTCGTGGTCAACCAAACGTCCTCCGGGGGGAGTAGGAATTCCTTGATCTTCTTCTCAGATAGACCAGTGCACTTCTTGTAGTGGTTGAGGATGCGCTCCTGCGTCAGGGTGAATTCCTTCACCGTGGCGAACAGTTCGTGCTCCTTGCCGAAGCTACCCCAGGAAAACTGGTGCGAGAGGATCGCGGTGTTCGGGGTGATGAAGCGCCGACCCTTCGAACCGGCCAGGAACAGCATGAGCCCGCATGAGGCGATCTGGCCAAGGCCGATCGTCCGGACGGGAATCTTCGAACCCTTGATCGTATCGACAAGGCCGAACATCGCACCCACGTCGCCACCCGGCGAGTTGATCACAAAGGTAAGCTCATCGGGGCGGTCAGCCTTTGGCAGCAGATTCTTCTCAAGGACGAAGCGAATCGCCTTTGCGCACGAGTTCAGCGAGAACCCTTCCATGAAAAGATACGTCCCGGTCTCTTCGAGAGTCGGGGTTGATTTGTCAGCCATAAAATACCCTCGTGAAATGAAGAAATTAACCAATGGGAACACTTCACCACGTTGGGGTACCTGAAGTCGATATTTCGTTTGACCAAACCGTTAGAATCTCGTACCAACCCTTACCTCCGTAGGCGAAGGTCGTGGGGTTCGAGTCCCTGCCGGACGTAGTCCGAAGCTGAAGGGCGAAGCAGCGTCGAAGGTGGGAGGGGGGAGATGGTACGGCGGGGCCTCGCCGGAAGCTCCTCCCGCCGGTATAGGGTTAAACATGATCGAGATTCTGAGAAAGCTCTGGAATCGATTCTGGATACGGCGGCATCGCTGATGTTCGGCCCGTACGTCTACCATTATTTTGAGCGTAGCTCTCACGGGTTTCCCTTCGTGTTTACGGTCCGGAAGCCCAATGGGTCTCGCTCGTTTGAGGACCGTATGGCGTTGGTCCGTGAATGCCGAGAATACGCTGAGGCACAATTCGGCATAGACCCGAAACGGTGGACCTACGACGGTGCCACCGATATGATCCGATTCAGCCGCCAGCAGGATGCATTTCTATTTCGGATGCGTTGGGCATGACATTTCGCTTCAAACAGTTCCACGTTCCACCAACGTGGCCCTCACACTGGCCGTACCGGTTCGACATGTTCTGGGATGGTGATTTTGGCGATCACACGCGGGTCCTGCGCCAGTCCATGCAGACGCTTTATGAGCGCCTGTCACTGCTGGATGAGGTCGATTCGTGGTGTCTGCGCGAGATCGGAAAGGGCGGACCGGAATCACAGAGATGGAACCGACTGAAGGGTCAGGATCATACGCCCGGTCAGATGGTTTTTATCCACGACGCGGACCATGCCGTAGCGTTCAAGCTCAGATTTTGCTGATGCGATTCCGCTTCACCCACACGTATCGCCCACACAGCCAATGGGCGCATCGTTTCGATCTCTATGAGATGGGACCGCGAGGCTGCTCGATGGAATGGCGCCGCCTACGCAACACCTTGATTCATGACGCGCGGGTCTGGTGCGGAGTGAATCTCGGCCATGCCGGACCGAAGGGGTCCGACGCGCACTGGTACTATTCTATCTCCGGAGAAGTCCTCTGGATTCGAACGGACGCCGATGCGTTCGCGTTCAAGCTGATGTTCGGCTAAAACCAGCGCATCTTGAACGCAAAGGCGTGCTCGGGCTTCTCGAAGAATATGACCGGCCCCATCCCGCTCGAATTCGCCCGGAGCGCATAGATGATATCGTTCTCCATAAGCCAGACACGCGCCTCCCAGCGCAGATCACAATAGCCTGCGGGGCCTCGGGCGCTGGTGGAGACGACCAGTTTTTGAGGCAGTATCAGTGGGGGCGTCAGAACCATCGCATCTTGAACGCGAATGCGTCCTCCGGGTTGGTGAAGAAGAGCTTGAACCCCTCGTACTTAGTAGCTCTCACTTCTGACTTGATTTCGTTTTGTTTCAGCCATTCCGAGATATCTCTCCTCATAATATATTTGGTAACAGACCAATTGATAACATGATCGTTATCGATCATTGAATACGGAATCTTCAATTCGACGTTGTAGATGAATCTCATAGCCATCTCATCTTAAACGCGAAGGCGTCATCCGTGCTCCGGAATTTTACCACGATATACTGGTCGTATTCACAGACATGAGCCATAAAAGGCTCGGAAGTCTGTTCGTTCAGCCAGCGAAGTGTTTCCACCCACACCTCTTCGCTGGCCTGTCGTTTACGAAGGACGAACTTCGTCCAGGCGGGGCCGACCCAATGCTTGTGGGCAACCCAATCAACCTTGGGCATCGCGATCCTGCTGGCGTTCCTTCCAGAGAATCGCCGGGTCGAGACGTGACGGCAGCGCCACCAACCCGGTACAGACCAGCCACCCCGAGGCGCCCCAGAAATCGCCCTCGTACACGCACCACCCGACGATCCCCAGCATGGCCAGGATGATCACACCGAACACCACGAGCATCGCCCGCATGAACGGTTGGTCGATCGGTCGAGACATCAGCACCACCTCAGACGGAAAGCCGTGGCATCCGTCGCGTTTCGGAACGTGTACTCACCCAGACCCAGATAGACCCAGCGGCCTTGGTCGTCCGAACGGAAACGATCGGCTTGTTCACCAAATTGATCCGCGCACCATTCGAGGACCGACTTGTTTTGCTGCGACGCCACACCATCGACGAAGCTCACGTCGGGCAGGCCAAACATGTGGAGCCAGTCATGGTTAAGACTGTCACCCTCATAGTGAACAAATTTCAGCGCAATCATGCCCACCTCATCTTGAACTCCAACGCCACGTTGGGGTCCTTGAACGCAAATTCGGCCGTATACAGTTCTGTAGTGGGACAGTAGCAGTAATCGTTTCGGTCGATCCGCTCCTTGATCCAGGCGACTGCCTCCTGTCGGAGAAGGCTCATGACCACACCGTGTTGGCGAAGGATCGTAACACGGTGTGGGAATCGAAGTGATACGTTGTCCACTACACCCACCTCATCTTGAATTCCATTCCCTGATCCATCAGCAGGGTGCCGGTGAGAATGGCATCTCCGCTGCCGCTGACGTTTTCCACCGCGATCTTGCGTACGGCAAGCCAGTCGGTGAATTCCGTCATAGAAGCCTTCTGGCTCTCCCCGGCGGGGAAGATTGCCTCGAAGCTCTCCGTCGCCGTAGGCGGCTCGTATCGGACCGAGAAATGATCGTTCCAGCCGTCGAGGTGCGTGATACCGAACTGGCGGGGGGCTTCGCCCGGCTCCGGCTCGATCGGGTAGAGGTTCATCACCGGCTTGGTCAGTTTCAGCGAAGCCGCGACACCCGATTGCATGCCCTTACCGACCGAACCGATCGCGCTCGGCGCCCAGCCGTCCTCGATCATCGCCATCCACGAGGCGAACGACGCGGTCGAGTCGCCGAACGAGGATGCCCGGTTCCGAACGAGCCACGCGGCAAGCTTCGTCGGCGTGTCGAACACCGGGGACATCGGCGAACCCTCGGAGGTGTTCTCCCACATCTGGTATCCCGGACCCTCGGGGACCGGCGTCTCCTCCCACCCGTCATAGGCGGCGCGGTGTGCCTCGTCCCGGTAGATGAAGCCCTCGCCTCCGCAGCACTGGCATTCTCCCCAGATACCGAGGCGCTTGGCCCGAAATTCTACCATGAGGTAGCGATTGATCCCGTCGTGGCCTAAGCCGTACTGCATCTGACGGTTTACCTGCGCGGCGGTCGGCCAGGGCTTGGCCGGATCGCGCTTCCATTCGCGTGCCACCGAGTCCCACGAGTTAACCAGATCGTTTAGGCGACCCTCCGAGATGAGGTGATCGACCTCCTCCTGGGTCAGGTCATGCGCCCACGAGCGGGAGTTCCCGAACACCTTCCAGGGCGGACGCTCGGCGGGCTCCCCGTCGATGCCGGTCTTGTAGTCGTACCGCCACCGCGTCTGGAACCCCGCGTGGTCGTACCAGTCATCGGCGAGTTGCTTCGTCTCGGGGTTCTGCCCGGTGCCATCGCAGGAAACGCACTTGACCGGCTCGTCTGATTCCGGCCGGATGAACCCGCCCCAGACCTTATGCATCGGCCAGTTAAAATCGAGCGGCACACGTCTGACTTCGCGACCCATCACAACCCCCCAAAGCGCATCTTGAAAGCGAAAGCGGCGTTCTTGTTCTCAAGCGCAACCGTCATATATTCGTCCCATTTCGGAAGAAATCCGAAGATGTAGTAGCCGTCGAAGTCGGCTTCCTTGAGCCAATCTAGGATTTCGAAGCGATCCAGATCGTAGCGGCCCGTACGCATCTTCACGCATGGCCAGGATTCCGACTCCGTGTAGAGATCAGACCACGACCGTCCGGGAGATAAATCGTTAAGGTTCTTCATCCCCATCGCATCTTGAACTCCAGAGCGATGGTCGCCCTCTGGATACCCACGCCAATATGAGGAACAGATTGGTCCTCGTGTTTGTACATGTCGTGGAACGTCCGGTACAGACCCTTACGGGTCGGACTTTCGAGCCAGTCGATGATCTCGACGATATTGATCTTGTACTTGTGCCAAGACATCTTGATGATCGTATATCTCGGCGTGCCAAGGCGCGAAATCTTGTGGGCGCTCAGCATATCGAAATTCCGCATCAGCCCCACCTCATCTTGAATGCGAAAGCATCGCTGTCATATTTGATCCTGATCTTCGGCGTTAGATCAGCATCGATCAAGTAGCCATAGCGATGATTCTTGTATACGTTTCCCCACTCGGCCTCGCACCACCTGAGAATTTCAATGCGGGTCTCACGGGTATTGCGTCGTTCGAATTGAACGATCCACCATATCCCACACTTCGTGAGGGTGAATTCCCGTTTCACGATTCGCTCTGAAGCTGCGAGACGATCGTGGCGATCATGTCGATGTCGTATCCATCGACTCCGTAGGCGGCCGGAACCCGCATCAGACGCTCGTGCAAGTCGGTTAGATAGGCGATCTTGCCCTCGCGCGTCCTGATATCGATCGCGGCCTCTTCGGGCTTGGAGATGGCGAGCGTTTTTGCCGGAATCTGCAAGTCTCCCACCACGGTCTTCGTATACGGCTCGCTCATGTTGCCCCCATGGAATCAACCCACCCCAATATGCGTGAATCTGGAAGCATGTCAACCTAAAAATCGTCAAACCAAATCAGTTGACTAATTCCGATTCAAAGGTATATTGATGGTATCAGCAGTGGGGGTTCCATGCGTTACGATAGCTTCGAGTACCTTTGGCCCCCGCGTCCGGAGAAGCCAATCCCGCGCAACTTCTTCGGCTTTTATGTGAAGAAGGGCTGGTTCGCTCAAGCCAAGAAGAACGGCACCTGCAACGTTATCGCGGTGTCGCCGGACAAGAAGCTCACCTGCATGAACCGCCATAACGAGCCGCACAAACTGTGGGAGCCCACCAGGGCATCGTCGGCAGCATTCCAAAGCCTTCCCGGCACCGGATGGAACGTGATCGTCGCCGAACTTCTGCACTCCAAAGTGACCGGCGGCGTACGGGACACCAATTTCATCAACGACATCCTCGTTCAGGACGGGCACTATCTAGTCGGCGAGACCTACGCGCAGCGACAAATTCGTCTGCGCAGGCTTTTCCCGGACATCCAGGGGGAGACCGCGTCCCACTACATCATCAACGAGAACACGTGGCTGGCCAAAAACGTCCAGCAGGGCTTTGCCGCGTTCTTCGACAGCCTCGACAAGCCCGAGGACGAGGGGATCGTCCTGAAGGACCCTGGTTCGGTCCTGGCGATCTGTTCGCGAGAAAAGGCAAACGTCACATGGTCGGTGAAGAGCCGCCGCCAGCACAAGAATTTTGGATTCTGATATGCGGGAAATTCTCGATCGTTCATTCTGGGACGAGCGCGTTCCGCTTATGCGGGACCTCGATGCGCTGGGTGGATTTCAGACTAGCGGCACCCGATGGGATCGGATGTTGGCGTCCGGCCCAGGCTACTTCACCAAGTCGTTCGAGATACGCAAGCAGTTCGTTAGTCAATTCGGCTTCGCAGTTCCCTGTCGGGAAATGCTGGAGTTCGTCGCACGTCACTCCAAGCGGATCATCGAAGTCGGTGCTGGAACCGGGTTCATGGCATCCCAACTTCGTCGATTTGAGATCGACGTGATCGCTACCGACCTCGATCCAGGCGACGAGCCATACTATGGTTTCGAGATAGGCACCCATCATACGGTCGAGAAGATTTCGGCAATCGACGCGGTGAACAAGTATTCTGACCGGGACCTGTTCTGCTCCTGGCCCTCGCTCGGCAAAAGCTGGCTCAGTGAAGCCGCGACAGAGTTGGAGCCCGGACGGCTGCTCTTCTACGTGGGCGAATCTTATGGCGGCTGCACCGCCGACGATACGTTTCACGAACTCGTCGATCCTGACAACGGCCATTTCGAGAGGGTGGACTTGTTCGATATGGTCCAGTTCTGCGGGATCAGCGACAATCTTTGGGTCTACCGTCGCCTGCCGAATGCGACGGCTCCCGAACTAATCGGTTAAACCGCTCCGAAATCAGCGGATTCGACGCTTGATATCCGTTGTGTTTTTCGTCTACCACATTGAGTGTCAACCAAGGTTAAGTCTGGAGTGAAAATGTCGCGTAAATCCGCTCAGAAGCGTAACCAGTCCAAGGCAAAGCCAGCCGGATCGCAGGCCAGGACGGAATCACTACCGGCCAATGCATTGGCATCGATCCAGAAGATGGTCGCTGAAGCGGTCCCCGCAGCGGTCAACCGAGTCCTGACCGACCCGACTCCCAAAGACAGCGAACCCACACCGCCTGCGCCCAAGCCGCTGACTGGCAGGTCGCCTCGATCCGTACTGGTCGCCCCGGAGAGCAAGGCGCCAACCCGGCGCGCTTCCGAGTTCGAGACGATCGTTCGTCATGCGGCAACTCAGAAGGTTATCTCGCTGAGCCAACTTTCGCGCCTACTCGGGCGTTCAAACGGCTACCTCACTTCGGTGTTTGCCGGTCATTCCCCAATCACGCAGGAATTGATCCGAAACTGTGCAGGCATCCTCGGCTCCACTGCGTTCGAAAAGCTCCTCAGCCCGCAGTCGAAGTCCAAG